CCGCTACTATACTTAGAATATGCTTCGGCTACAGCAAGAGCATCTTCTTCTCCTTCAGTGATAACAATTCGTTTACCTGTACCCGGGAATACATTCTGACCGAATAGAGTAAGAGGTAGTTTACCTTCTACCCTGAAGTCTTTAGGAAACAAACGTTTTTTATTACCTACTACAACGTTATTCTCATAGTAAGGGTAGTATACTGCGCTAGTACCTCCTGTAGAAGATACTTCTCTTTTAACACCAAACATCTCACATACTTTAACTGAGATATTACGGTCAGCAGAGGTTCCGAATGGTAGGGAATCAAATGATATCACATTACTTTCCTCTTCTACTTTGTTTTTGAAAGCACGTTTATTACTTTCACAGTTAGGGGTGAAGCACCAAGTAGAACCATCATCATACTCACAACGGTTATTACTTGATCCACAAGAATCACATGAAGTTTTTCTTAGTATCTTACCCATATCACTATACTCCTAGCTTTTTGTACATTATATATTGTTCGAAGGCTTCGTCAAGACTTAGTTCAGAAGTCAGCCACGATACTTCCGATACTATCTGTTTCTTTAGTTGTTTTACTGCTTCCTTTTTCGTTGGTGCTGATGCTGTTGCGTGTACCCACCCGAACACCATCGTTGCTTGATACATCTGTGTTAACTTCCAGTCCTTCTCGATTACTATTCCGAACTGTCTTAACAAATCGTTTTCCTGTTCGGATGTCATATCGGTCATCCATGCTCCTTTTAAGATAGATTAAGTCCATGTTAAGTTGCAAGTCGTCTTCCCAACCACGACCAAAGGTCTTTTGCCAGAAGGATTTTACAGCAGATAAATGTTGAGATACAGGTACTCCTTCCATAACCTTAGCTGCCTTAACTTTACCAATACCTTTGAGTCCAGTAATGTTATCTACTGAGTCACCCATAAGTACTTGAGTGTGTAGTAGTAAAGATCCTTCATCTTCAGTTACATTAGTGTATTCTTTATTGCGAGTATTAAAGTGAAGACCCGGTACTTGCAATAGATCTTTATCTATACTAACAATAATACCGGGCTTTTCTGTATTCCAAATAGCAAGCAAGTCATCTGCTTCCATACCATTAGCAGCGATAGCGCCCCAACCGTTCTGTAGGTAATCATAGCTGTAAGCAAAGAATTCTTTTTCTTGTTCAGTTAATTCTTTCTTACGATGACCCTTATACTCAGGGTAAATTTCTTTACGAAAGTTATCACTTCCTTTAATTGCTATCTTACCTGTGCTGCCTTCAAGTTCAGACATAATACTAGCTATAGTCTGATCTAGTTTTTTCTTAATGTCTTTAGTACTGTTAGCACCCCACATAGACTGGTATACTAGAATATCGCCATCGATGTATATATTAATACTCATCTTCATCTGCCTCTTCTATTTCAATAAGACCTAAGTGTAGACCAACAACTAGTTCTGCTAGGTCTTGATTGCGTTTCTCTAAGTTCCATATTTGGTAGGCCTGGAGTATAGTTATTCCTACTAAGGTTAATAGTATTTCTGTTACTTCCATTGATCAAAGTACTCCTGTAGCTCTTTGTAACCTCCGATGTGAACACCGTCAATTACTATTTGAGGAACAGTAGTACCTAGTTTTTCCTTTACATTTTGTTTTACACTAGGTTTGCTGGTTAGATCAACCTCATATATAACATAATCTTTGTGGGAATACAATAAGTTTTTTGCCATCTCACAAAATTCACAGTTAGCCATTGTATACATGGTAACGTTGTAGACTTTATCAGTATACGCTTCCATTGAGTAACTCCTTTTTCTCTTCATAGGGAGCAACTATCTTTCGGTAGAACTCTTGTTGAGCTCCAGCGAGAGCACCCATTACATCATTAAGTGTTTGATAATCATACTGATCTTTATCTGAGATATAATCAGACATCATCATTGCGATAAGATACTGTAGTTCACCTGCATTTTCAGGGTCACGGTCATACAATTCTTCTCGTGCGTCTTTAGTTATATATGGCATTAGTGTACCTCCAAATAATCTTTACCTACTTTACAGTCACCAGCTTCCATAATGGTTACACCAAGTTCTTTGGGTGCTTCTACAAACCATTTACGGATAATAGCTTCTGCTCTTTCAGTATCTTCAGGTGAGATTTCCCATGTACATTCATCATGGTAAAACAATAGTTGTTTAGCTTCAATGCCTTCTGATTCAAAGGCTTCATTGATACGCACAATAGTTCTCTTCATTAAGATAGCTTCAGTGCCTTGTATCAGATAGTTAAAGGCTTTATATGCTTCATCTGTATAGATTCTACGGCCATCGAGACCACGCAGATAACCTCTTTGTTGTGCTACATTCTTTACTTGTTCAGTTAATGCAGCAAGTGCAGGCCATCGTTGTAAGAAAGCATCTTTAGCTTTATTACCTGCTTGTGCAGAACGACCTAAGATTGTACCAAGCTTGTTACCTCCAGCGCCGAATAGAAAGGCAAAGAAGAAAGGCTTAGCCTCGTTTCGAGTACAATTAATAGCATCAGCATTTTTCTGGTGTATATCTCCTTTAAGAATTTCATCAGACATCTCTTGATCTCTACCGAAGTGAGCAACAACACGAGCTTGATAGCCAGCACCATCAGCAGAGATTAATAGCTTATCATCGGGGCAGATAAACATAGAACGAATATCAGCACCGTAGGCTGCTTTAGGTGAAGGAATGTTAGCAATAATCTTATGGGTCTGTCGGCCTGTAGCAGCACCGATATCTATCACATCACCGTACAACCTACCGTCACGGATATGTTCTTTCCAACCCATAAGAATACTATGACGAGCACGTAGTGTAAAGTAACGATCAATATCGATACCAATACTACCTAGCTTAGTCAAGCTATCTGTAGTTAACTTAGGACTAACCTTGACAAACTCATTGTGAATCTTTTTCCAGTTCCACTGAGTAGGTTCCCACCCAAGAGTATAAAGAAACTCCTTGAGATGTTCTTGATTACCTAGTCTGGCTTCAATAGTTTCTTTACGTTGAAACTCTTCTCCTGGTTTTATTGGGGGATCACTGCTAAGAGAATCAGACACATCAATATAGCGCCCAAAATAGTCGCCCAAGAGCCTTGCAGAAACAGCGGTGTATTCTCCGTTCTTCTTGTACTTAGCGGTCTTGGGTTCTTTATCGATTGTGATTGTGAGGCTACCAAGTTGTGGCTCAACTCTTTCTTCGATCTCATTCATTTCACCTTTTATTTTGTTTACAGTAGTATTAAGTAGTTCTTCATTGATACGCCAGCCATTCTTAATCTGTTCACTAGACCAATAGGCCATCTGATGTTCGATATTAATGGCATCATTATAGTTAGGATTAGTAACTATAATCTTATCATATTCTTGCATAAGCATATCGTATACAGCAATGTTAGCATCAACATCTGCTATACAGTACTGAACCATTTCATCAGAGTAGTTATCAAACCCTCCATCATAGTCCATTTTCTGTTCTTGACCAGCTTGTTTGGCAAGCGCCTTAAGGCTGTGTCTACGTCCTGTCCTCTTACGATGGAAGTCGTTAAGACGAGAATAGATTACTGTATCGATAATTTTATTACGATCGATAGCATAACCCGTTACCTTCTCGAAGACCACACGGTCATAACGCATACCATTATGCGCTATAATTCCGGTGGCCTTCTCGAATAATTTAAATGATTCAGATACATTAGGATACTGATCATCATGATCACTAAAGATATGTAGCTCTTTAGTGTGTAAGTTACGCATTACTGAAACCCATATTGTGTCCGCTACATCTTGGAAGCCGTTCGCTTCGATGTCCCACGCATATATTGTCATAGTGTTTCCTTCGATTGTTGGCCTACCCTACAGGACTTGAACCTGTAACCTACTGCTTAGAAGGCAGTTGCTCTATCCAGTTGAGCTAAGGATAGTTTGTTTTTATAGATTACTCTCCAGTATTTTCTTCTGGTTTAATGTAATCAATTGTAGTCTCGATTACTTCTGTTGTAACCTCAACTGTTTTTTCTACTGTAGGTACTACAATTCCTTCTGTGACACCTACGAGGACGCTAAATCCTACCATAAAAATAAAAATTGTTTCAAACATATTACTGTACTCCTTGATGACGACGATTGTTCTTGATATAAGAGACCATTGCTTGGCTGATATTATAGCATGAGCCAATGTAATGTTGACGTAGCATTGTTTCACGTGCAAGCTTACGAATGATCTTTACTTCTTTCACTGTCAATTTCTTCATTTCTTTTTCTCTCTTTTATTAGAGGTATAATCCAATGATCTGAATGATCATGCGGATCGTCCGATTTCTTTGGGGATGTATTTGATTCCTGCGATGTTTCCGTTATAGAATTTAGGCTTGTCATTTGAATCCCTCATAGTCAACACATCTAGTTTGTGTTGAATATTAGCTTCACCATAAGATAGACCACCACGAGTGTTGTATATCATTACTATAGTGAAGGAGAAGTTATCTTTACCGTGCTTACTCAGATCGAGATTAAGCTCGGCAGAAGATCCGGTATAGGTCTTCCAATTAGTTTCAGTACCATACCTATAGTTAGGTGTTTTAACTCCTTTCCTAACGTAATTTTTCTTTCCACCATGCAGAAAGTTTTTCTTACCTACATAATATCGGTCATCCAGAATATTATGTATGAGGTAAACAAAGCCATGCAAGCCAGTGATATCTAGCGGGTCTTGTGTTCTCCAATGACCTTGGTTATCGTATAGCTTATATGGCTTTATTTGTTTTAATAGATTATTCAGATCCATCGTAGTAATCTAGCACTGCTTCGACTGCTTCTTGTAGATCATAGTGTACCTCTGTTGCATAGGTGTAAATAAAGGGGTGTTTAAATTGACCTGGATCTACCAAGACAATAATAACTTTACCCCATTCTTTAGCCTTAGCTACCTCCATAACAGTACCCCACTTCTTTCCGGGCATACTATCTCTGAGATCAGCTAAGATTACTTTAGAGTTCTTTATATCTAACATATCTTGAGCTTCAATACGCTTGAGCTTGTTATATGTAGATATATCTGCATCATCATAGTCATCTGATAGATGCAAAGGTATTCTTCGTGTAGGATGTAGACACTTGATATCAAACTCTTGTAGAGCTTGATCAACATACTCTCGCCAGTCCATCATGTCAGAAGTACTAACATGTTCCATAGCTCCAGCAGTATATACATAGTCACTCATTTTATTTACCTTCTTTCTTAGGGACTCTAACGAAACGGTTAGCCCAAAGTATTTGAGCTAACTGAGTTACATAGTATTGAGTGTTGTACTCAGGAAGGATCCATGCTGGACCATTCCTGGTATCAACTTTAATTAGTTTAGATGGCATTAGAAGTCTTCCCCAGCACCGTCATAACTAACGTAGTCAGTGATTTGCATGGCAACCAGCATAGCTGATACGCCTTTCTTACCTGCCATTTCCCAGTCATAGGAGAATAGCTTGATATGACCTTTAGAGCCATTGCCCATGCCTTTAATTTTACTTGGAGCCATTTCTTCTTTATCAGTATCAACAACTTTAGGAGGCTCTTGTGGTTCACCATTAGCTTTAACTGCTTTACGTTTAATATTAGCGTAATAACCGTTATCTCCTTTCTTCATCTTGACACCAGCAGACTCCAGCTGTGCCTTAGTTGCATCGTTATTTGTAACCACCTGTACATCCCACTGGAGTGTACCGAAAGGTGAATGTTTATCAACCAGTTTAGGCCAGTTGAATGTTACGTCACGTACTACGATTACTTGATTAGCCATTATATATCTTCCTTATGTTAATGGATTGTGATTATATCAGAGTATAGCTCTACTATAAGCTGGTTGATTACTTCTGATACATTTTCTTCATTGACCTCATGATTTATATTTAGATCAAACAGCTCTGAGGACATTATAGTTGTTTGATCTTCTAAGACCTCCCAGTAAACCGGGAAGTCTTTGTAGTGATGTAGTGATATCACTTTAAGATTCATTTTCTTGCTCAATCACCTTGACAAGATAGTTAGCATACCATTGTATCTTCTTGGCATCCTGTAACTTAGCATCTTTCTTACCCAGACGAGTGCTATACTTAAACACTTGACCGAGGATATGAGATGTAACACCTGTGTGGTGTGATAGAATATAGGACATGAGATCCATATACTCTAAGCCATCCGGATAATTACCCGGTGTAATTACTTTATAGTGAGCAGGATTAATTACTTGATCTTGCTCATCATCATCCATGTCAGTAAACTTACCGTGGAATACAGGTTCCTTTCGTTTCTTGTTAAACTCCTTGATATTTTCTTTATCAAGATCTGATAGCTCGTCAAGCAAGAATTTAGTTTCAAAGCTTGTCTTAGCATGCATCAGTTGTTCTAGTATTTTCTCACGAGTCATAGTGTATCCTTAGTTTAGAATGAAAAATATCAGTCCCTTTTAATAATGGACTATAGATTTAGTTGTTTCATCATTGACATCTTTTGTCTGCGTCTCATTGTCCTCTCTGCTTTTACTTCATCTGTACCCAGTGCCCAATGTGTTTTGTCTGCTGACATTGATAGCACTAAATCTTTTACCTTAAACAGCTTACGTATAGCCTCGTCTACTGAATAGTTCCTAGTATAAAAGTAACCGTGTGCTTTATTCTTTTCCTCACGAGTACCAGTTATTTGTAGTACACTTACGTTGTATAAGGTTTTATCTTGATCAGTTGATTTAACATCTGCGGATATTGTGAATGCTCTTGCTCCTTCAAACTCAAGTAGCATAAGGTTATTATCAAACACCGTTTCACACCAATCCTTGTCAATACCTATCTCAGGTTTTGTTTTTATAGCAGTATCAGACTGACTTATAACTTGATGTACAAATCCAGGGCCACAATCTTCATCATAAGCATTGGTGTATCTAAGATGATACAAGTC